TGGAGCTATAACCATATTTTCTAGACTGGATTCTGCTGCATCGGTGACCACATTTTGACCAAACATCTGGAATTTTAAAGCATCTATGTCGTCACTTGTCAGCTTGTTATATGCATCTTGATTGCTCCATAGCTCTTTTACATCTGACAGCCCCTCTGTTTCTCCTGTTAATCCACCGTTGGTTATTATTGTAACTGGTATAAAGTCTAGTTTAGTATCATAGTCTTGATATTCAACTGATATTATATTTCCTCTACCGTCATGAGTGCTTTCGTTTAAGATGCACTTGTTCCCAACCATTTCCCATACTTGTTTTTTCACTCTTTGTTTTTCTGGATCTGATTCGTTGTTTAAAGCGTATATAAACACTATTTTTTCTAACTCATCTATGTCGTCTATGTTATACTGCGGGAAGAATTCCATTGCTGGCGAGAATACTATCTTTAACCCTACGTCTTTATGTCCCCATAGCTTTATAGCTATTTTCCCACCTATAGAACAATCTTTTCTAGCTTTTAATAGTTTGCTGTGGAATTTGTTGTCTTTTAATATTTGATGCAATAGATCTTCTTTTTCTTGTGCTAGGTCTTTATGAGTTGTACTGCCCTCTTGATCCATTTCTATTGGCCTGACATCAAAGAAGGGTTCTCTACCAAACATAAATCTAGCTCTTGTATCTATCAATTTTTTAATTATATTAGTTATTTTCTTAGTCGGTATATAGTCTAAATCAGATTTAGTTATCCATTCCTGTTTTCCGTCATAAATTTCATACCACTCTAGTATTTGATTAACTTTTTCTAGTTGATCCCCATATAGCCCTTGTAGTTCTGTTTTAAGTAGTTCATTATAATTTATCAAGCTATCACCTTCTTCCTTTTCCAGAGTAATTCTTTCTTCTTGAAGTTTGTTCTATATCAATTATTCTGATTAAGCTTGCTGCACTGTCTGGACTATCATCATGTCCTGCATTTTCTGTATAATCTAGAATTTCATTAATGTAGTCTGGATCTGTTCCCTCTATCCACTCAATCTGTTTCCAGTATTTTCTCAGGTAGGTTGTTATCTTTATAAATTTATTTTGTTGCTCATGATAATCTATAGCAGGAATCTTCAATTTTCTTAAGTCTCTAGTTAAAAAACCTTTATCTGCATTTCTTTCTAGATGAACTGTCCCTACTTTGTATTCTTCGTGATATATTTGTATTTCTTTTAAGCATTCATCCACATGCTTATCCCATCTCTTTCCAAATCCAATTATTCTATCTTCATAATGCTTGAATATAGTAAAGGCTGTTCCGTCATCTCCACCATAGGAGGCATCTATATGGCCTATACCATTAAATATTAATTCTGTTTCATCTGTATAGTTAGGACTTGTAAATAGGGCATCCTCATCTGCTATATGCTTTAATTCATAGTTGGCAGCAAAAAGGGAGGTTGTCATCTTACCTCTTATGTCTTGTATCTCTTTATCAGTCATCATACCAGTAGAGTAACAGTCATACTTGATTAGATTGGGCATTAATGTAAAGGCATCTTCCTTATGCCATGGTGTGCCAGTATTTATAAACCTTCCACCTCTATTTTTAACATTCTGTAACTCTTGATATGTTATCTTTGTTCTTTCTCTGTCTGCCCTTGATATTCTATCGCTTATATTAACAATATCATCTGTAATAACAATATCAAAGTGCTTTCCTGTAATACTTCCTTTATGTCCTATGCCTACTAATTGACTTGTGCCTCTTGCGTTTCTTTTTAAGTTTGTATCTATTTCAAAGGCACTCTCTGCTGTTAAAATTAACTCCTTACCCCATAGGACCTTGGCCAATGCTTGATATAAATCTGTCTTTAATAATTTGGATATTTGTTTAATTATTTCCTTAACATCACCATCTGTTTTCCTCATAAAGAGGATATTAGTCCAAGGAAATACTACTATCATTAAAGCTATTGCTATTGATAGGCAGGTTGTTTTATAACTACCCCTGTGGGCTTGTAGTGTTAAATCATCTTTGCTGAATAAAAACATCTTTATCCACTCATTATGGATCTCTTGTAAATCTGTAAAACCATTTTCTAGGCCATACATTATAGGCTTTTCTTTTACTGTTCTTAACCATCTTTTTTGTTTTTGATTAAGCTTACTCATCATCATCACTTAAATAGTCGGTTATTAGCTTATCCATGTTGGATATGTCAAGGTTTCCTTCTACTTCTAGGTTTTGTTTATCTCTCCACTCAGCAGGTTTTCTATTCTTTAGCCAAAATATCTGTGCTGTTGTATCAGGAATAACTTGCTTGACTGTCTTTTCTATTCTTTTTCTATCCTTGCCCTTATCGTCTTTTTCTACAATCTGCTTAACTTCCTCATATTCATATCCCAATGCTCTCTTTAATAAAGCATTTTCAACTTGCC